GGAAAGTCAAAATGAGCCCGCTCAGAAGGAAAGAAAGCCCCTTTCCGCAGCAGACTATAAAGACACAGCCTCAATGCTTCAGACAACGTCTGCAAATCTAAGCAGCATGAAGGATCTTGTAAATGTGATTGAAGGCGCACGGCAGAGAAATGCTGTTCGTAATGCTGTTGGTGAGCGTAAATTGAGCAAACCTATAAGCGAGATGTCCGATAAAGAGATTAATGATATCGTCAACCGCTGGGCTCTTGAAGATAGAATTGCTAGCGCTTCTGTAGGTGCAAAATCCAAAGCTGCGGAGAACGTCACAACTGCGCTAGATGTCGTAGGAAACCTAACGCTCCAGAGCAGTAGAGCGTTTAGCATTGCGTCTAATATTAGATCAATTGTTGAAAGGCGATAAACATGGGATTAACCGATAGATTAAAGCACGCGTGGAATGCCTTTCAAGGAAATCCAACGCCAGCTAGCGTAAACACTGGTCCGAGCTTTTTCTATCGCCCGGATCGTCCTAGGTTATCTAGAGGTAATGATAGGAGCCTTGTGGCTGCTATATTTAACCGAATAGCAATGGATTCCGCAGCACTGGACATTGAACACGTTCAGTTAGACGCGGAGAAAAGATACATTGCTACAATAAATTCAGGACTTAACAACTGCTTAACATTAGAAGCCAATATCGATCAGACAGGCCGCGCCTTTATACAAGACGTGGTCTTTCTTATGTTAGACAAAGGAAACGTGGCAATCGTGCCGACGGACACCGATGTCAGCCCGGTACATTCAGGAGGCTATGACATAATCTCCATGAGAGCCGGCGAAGTTGTCGAATGGTATCCACAGTTTGTTAAAGTCCGTCTCTACAATGAAAAGACCGGCCAGAAGAGTGAGCAGACTTTTCCGAAGAAAATGGTAGGCATTGTAGAAAACCCTCTTTATGCAACCATAAACGAGCCGAACAGCACGCTTCAGAGACTGATGCGGAAGCTTGTTCTGATCGATGCGGTTGATGAAGAAACCGGCTCTGGGAAGCTAAATATTATCGTTCAGCTTCCTTACATTATTAAGACTGACGCAAGAAAGCAGCAGGCTGAAAGCCGTAGAAAAGACATCGAAGATCAGCTCCGAAATTCCAAATACGGTGTGGCTTATACCGATGGTACTGAGAAGGTTATGCAGCTTAACCGTCCTCTTGAGAACGACCTTATGGCGCAGATTGAGTATTTAACCAATATGCTGTATGCGCAGCTTGGTATTACTGCTGCTGTCATGAATGGGACCGCTTCAGAAGAAGAGATGCAGAACTACTACAGTCGAACCATCGAACCTATTTTGTCTGCTGTCACTGACGAGATGAAGCGCAAATTCCTCACCAAAAACGCGCGAACTCGTGGCCAGTCTATCAAATACTTCAGAGATCCGTTCAAGCTTATCACCATTTCTGGTATTGCTGAGATTGGTGATACGTTAACCCGTAACGAAGTACTAACGTCGAATGAACTTAGACAGATTCTTGGACTTAAGCCGTCGGATAATCCTCGTGCCGATGAACTAGTAAACAAGAACATGCCTGTCGATGATCTTGGACTTCAAAATGAGGCGGGTATGCCTGCCGTGAATCCACAGGCAGACTACGAAGAAATGGGTGGAGAACTAGACAATGTCGACGCCCAGCTCGATGAGTTAGAGAACATGCTAACTCATTCACAAATCTTGGCACATAAGCAATACGCAAGTCCGTACTATGATCCGCAAAAAGCTCACGAATACTATATGAAGAATAGAGAGCTTAAAGGTAGAGGCACCTCCGGCTTAAATGAAGAGGGCAAGTTCACAGCGAACGCTGTTAAAGAAGCTCTATACAAAGAGCGAGACGATAAGATCCAGAGCCATCAAAATCAAACTAATGAGGCTATTGAAAAGAGTAGGGATCAGATGAGGTCGTCAATAGAAGCCGGAAATAAGCAGACTTCTGCAACGGTTAGATCTAATACTAACCAGATGAATACTGAAATCTCTAATAACACGGATCAGATGAATTCTGCCCTCGAACAAGAACGTACGAATGTTAAGAACAGAATTAAAGCAGCTTCTCGGCAAATGTCAACGCAGATTTCAAGTCTGCAAGAGCAGTTGAGCAAAATGGGCCCAAACCAGAGAAAAGCCAGGAAAGCAGAATTTCAGGCTAAGATCGATAAGCTCCGTCAGGAGAATGAGGATCAGAGAGATGAGCTGAACGCTGCATATAGCGAATTCAGTGGTGAAAAGAGATCCGAAAATAAGAAGACAACTGCTGATCTTAGAGAAAAGAATACCGAGAAGAACGCTGCGGTCAGAGAGAGCAACAAAGAGAATGCCGATAAAGACCGCGACAAACATGCCAAGGACAAGAGCAAGCTCAAGGAAGAGCATACAACTAAGAAGAAGGATCTGAAGGAAGAATACGACGAGAAATACGAGGAAGAGCTGGCAAAGATTTACCAGAATTCAAATCTTCTGAAACAGGAGAAAACGAAGTCTGGAGGAAGTAAGAGCAGCGGAAGCACTAAGAGTTCTAAGAGTTCAGCTGCCAAGAGAACTTCCAACTATAAGCGTTCCGGATCAAAGGTGAAAGCGATCCGAAAGAAATATGGAGTGTAACCCAAAGGAGAAAGTCAAAATGAGTAAGAAATATGACTTCTGTGGGTGGGCAACCAGAGCAAACGTAAAATGCTCGGATGGCAGAACCATCCTGAATGATGCATTCAAGGACAATGACGGCCAGACGGTTCCGCTTGTATGGAACCATCAGCATAACGAGCCGTGGAATGTTCTTGGACATGCTCTTCTGGAAAATCGTGGTGATGGTGTCTACATGTATGGCACATTTAACGATACTGAATCCGGAAAAGACGCAAAACTCATTGTTCAGCATGGCGATGTTACTGGCTTGTCCATTTACGCAAATAAGCTGCGGCAGGTAAACGGTAATGTTCTTCATGGTGAAATCCGTGAAGTAAGTCTCGTTCTTGCTGGAGCCAACCCGAATGCGAAGATCGAATCGGTTCTTTCGCACGCGGAGCCTGATATTTTCATTGAGGACATTCTTGAGCACAATGACGATGCAGGCGATTCCGCAATCGTGTACAACTTCAATGCCTCAGAGCTTGATTTGTATCACGCTGAAGAGGAACAGGAAGAGGCCATTGAGCATGCGGAAGATGAAAAGGAGACCGAAGTGGCTAACGAAAACGAGAAGAAAGAAGGAAAGACCGTTAAAGAGGTCTTTGACTCACTTACCGACGAGCAGCGAGAGGCTGTTAACACTGTCGTAGCGTACATTCTTGAAGAGAATGAAAGCGAAGATAAAGATGAAGAAGGAGATTCCGATATGGCACACGCGTTTGAAAACAACGACAACAATAACGATTACATCACCCACGCCGAGATGATGGACGTCATCGGCGATTCTAAGAAGTTCGGCTCGATGAAGGAGTCGGCTCTGCAGCATGGTATCGAAGGCATTGACTACCTGTTCCCGGAGGATAAGAGTCTTACCCCGATGCCGCCAGAAATGATCAACAAGAACGTAGAGTGGGTAGACGCTGTTCTTAACGGCGTTCATCACACACCGTTCTCTCGCGTTAAATCCATGTACGCGGACATTCGTGAGGACGAGGCCAGAGCGAAAGGTTACATCAAGGGCAAACAGAAGAAGACTGAAGTCTTCTCGCTGCTTAAGAGAAGCACCTCCCCGCAGACCGTTTACAAGCTTCAGAAGTTCGATCGCGATGACGTGATTGATATTACTGACTTCGACGTTGTTGCCTGGGTTAAGGGCGAAATGCGTCAGAAGCTTAACGAGGAACTGGCTCGTGCAATCCTGATCGGTGACGGCCGTCTTGCATCCGACGACGATCATATTTCTGAAGACCACATCCGTCCGGTGTTCAATGATGCTAACCTGTATACTATCAAGAGAAACATCACTGTCCCGCAGAACGCTACGGAAGATGAAATTGCTCGTCTGTTCGAAAGAGAGTCCATCAAGTCCCGTAAGGATTATCGTGGTTCCGGCAACCCGACTCTGTTCACAACTGAAGACTTCCTTACCACGATGCTTCTTCGTGAGGACAACATCGGACGTCGTATCCATTCCACCGAAGCTGAACTTGCTACCGCTCTTCGTGTAAGCAAGATCGTTACCTGCTCTGAAATGGAGAATATGAAGGGCGCTCTTGGCGGAGACCTGGTAGGCATCATCGTTAACCTTGCTGACTACACTGTTGGTGCAGACAAGGGTGGCGCTGTCAATCTGTTCGACGACTTCGACATCGACTTCAACAAGATGGCATACCTGATTGAGACCCGTTGCTCTGGCGCTCTTGTTAAGCCCTATTCGGCAATCACGATTGAGCTTAATGGCACTGCTGCAAGCTCCACCGATTACGATCCGACCGGCTCGAAGGGCCGTGGCGTTCAGGTAACCAAGGGTATGGGCGATAGCACCGTTCCGTATCCGTGGGAGAACAACTCTTCCGATGACGAAGGCGGCGAAGGCTGATCGTAACCGAAAGGAAAAGTCAAAATGAGTAAATGGTTTGGCAAGATCGGGTTTGCAGAGCCTTACGAAAGTCACGGGGTTGTTAAAGACTGCATTGTAGAGCGCCAGTATTTTGGTGAGGTTGTTCGAAACAATAGACGGTGGCAGGAAACAAGCAAGGTCAATGATGATCTGAACATTAATAATCAGATCAGTATTGTTGCCGATCCATATGCTCTTAACACTTTTCACTCAATTAAGTACGTGGAATTCATGGGATCTCTATGGAAGGTGTCTTCTGTAGAGGTCCAGTTTCCACGGCTTATTCTCGAAGTAGGGGGTGTATACAATGGCGAGAGACCGGCTTGATCTACAGGATGAACTAGAGGCGCTGCGTCTGGGAAAGGTATACTATCAGCCTCCGGCCTCGGTGAGACTTATATACCCCTGCATTATTTATGATGACGCACGAAGTGAAGTTACTTATGCTTCTAATAGAGCGTATACAATCACACATCAGTATACAATTACTTATGTGTCAAAGGATCCTGATGACGCTCATAATAGTATTAAGAAGATAGTAAGAGCTTTCGAAATGTGTAATCATGACAGGTCCTACGTTGCTGATAACCTCAACCATGAGGTATTCAGTTTATTTTACTAATAAGGAGATAAAAGTATGTCCAAACTTGTATGGGATTCTACTGGCGAACGTTACTTTGAAACTGGTGTAAAGAATGGAGTTCTTTACAAATACGATAATACAAATCATACATACGGAACTGGAGTTGCCTGGAATGGCCTTTCGTCCATTAGCGAGAGCCCGGAAGGTGCTGATGAAACCGCTATCTATGCGGATGACATTAAGTACCTGTCCCTCAGAGCAGCTGAGGAATTTGGCGGAACAATTGAAGCATACACCTATCCTGATGAATTTGCAGAATGTGATGGGTCTAAAGCCCTTACCACCGGCGTTATGACTCATCAGCAGCCTCGTGCTATGTTCGGTCTGTCTTATGTAACCACAATTGGCAACGACACTGCCGGCACGGACTACGGTTACAAGATTCACCTTGTGTATGGAGCAACCTGCTCGCCGTCTGAGCGCTCGTATTCTACCATCAACGATTCTCCCGAAGCTATTACTTTCTCTTGGGAGTTTAGCACTGTTCCGGTAGCTGTAGGTGAAGGATTCAAACCTACTGCGCTTATCACTATCGACAGCACAAAAGTCGATTCAGCAAAGCTTAACAATCTTAAAGATTATCTGTACGGAACCGATGCAGAAGGTCAGTCTGAAGGAACCGCTCCGCAGCTTCCGCTTCCTGCTAAAGTTCTGGAGATTCTTGGCTGATCAACTTTATATTTATTTGGGCAGTATTCAGAATAAGCTGGCTGCCCAATTTCAAAATTTCCCCGGGTGGAAAAATTGGAAAACAAATGTGAAAGGAGAACACAATGTATAAGAAAGAGATTAGCTATACCGACTTTGAGGATAACGACCGGGTTGAAGACTGCTGGTTTAATCTCTCGGAGGGCGAACTGCTTGACCTTCAGCTCGGTCCTAAAGAGGGCTTAGCTGAGTATATGCAGACTATTATGGCAGACCTGGACAACAACCGCACTGAAGTTCTTAATTTTATTAAGAAACTGATTCTCAAAGCGTACGGCGTTCGCAGAGAAATTGGCGGAAAGACAATCTTCACGAAGACCGAAGACGATCTTCTTCTGTTCCAGTACGGCGGGGCATTTGACGCGCTGTATACGGAGTTCCTTAGAGAGCCCGGTCAAATCTACAGCTTCATGATCGGTGCAGCTCCGGCTAAGTACAGAGCTAACTTTGAGAAGGCTCAGCGCGATGGAACTCTTCCGACGGTAGAACAGATCGAGGAGAATCCTCAGCGAGCGCTTGAAGTAGTGAAGAATGCTGAAAATAGTAATTCCTAAATGGGAATTTTACAATGAAAAGACAGGGGAGTTCATTACTGTAAAAGAGATAGAGCTATCCCTCGAGCATTCTCTTGTGTCTATTTCAAAATGGGAATCCATTTGGCATAAACCGTTCCTGAAGAAAGACCCAAAAACGCTTGAGGAAACAATGAGCTACATAAAGTGCATGACTTTAACGCCAAATGTTCAAGATATTTACTATAGTGGCTTGACTGAAAAGAACCTCACGAAGATTCAGCAGTATATCGAAGATCCTATGACAGCGACTTGGTTCTCTAACGACGCTAATAAACGAAAAGGACGAGACATCATTACATCGGAACTCATATACTACTGGATGATAGCTCTTAACATACCTTTCGAATGTCAAAAGTGGCATTTAAACAGGCTGCTCACATTAATTGAGGTATGTAACAGAAAGAATGCTCCGTCAAGGAAGATGTCCAGAAAAGCTCAAGCGCAGCAAAACGCTTCGATAAACGCCGCTCGACGTGCTGCTGCTAACTCAAAAGGATAATGAAATGTCAGTTAGTGTTACGTCCACTGGACATTTTAAGGATACTTTGGACTTTTTAAATACGTTCGAAGATAAATCATTTACAAAAATATTTGAAAAATATGGCGAGCTTGGAGTTCGAGCACTTCAAGACGCGACTCCGGTTGACTCCGGAAAAACCGCATCCTCCTGGACGTATAAGATCAAAGAGGGTCGAAATTCAACGACACTAGAATGGCATAATACAAATGTTAACAACGGTGTTGTCGTCGCTGTGCTTATACAGTATGGCCACGCGACTCGAAATGGTGGATACGTCCAGGGATACGATTTCATCAATCCTGCAATGAGACCTATTTTACAGAACATTGCCGATCAACTTTGGAAGGAGGTGCATAGCTAATGTCAGCCAGCGTAGATACCAGGCTAGTCCAGATTAAGCTCGATAGTTCGGACTTTCAAAAGAATGCTAAGAAGACACAAGACTCAATTAAGCAGCTTGAGAAAGACTTAGAGCTCAAGGACGCGACTAAGGGATTTGAAGGCATTACGAAAGCCGCAAACAAAGTAGATCTTTCAGGCACTACTTCACAGATAAGCAACGCCCTAAAGAAGTTCTTTGGACTGCAGGAAGGTGCTGCGGAAAGCATTGGTGGAATCACAAAAGCTTCCGACAAAGTGGACATGTCAAACATCGCTGCTGCCGCTAACGACGTGGCTGGTGATGTGGCAAAGTTCGGCGTTGACGGAGTGGACAGTATTAGTCAGTTAACGTCAGCTGCCGATAAGGTGGACATGAGCCCTATCTCGGTGGCGGTCGATCAGATCACTGCAAAGTTTTCTATGCTGGAAGTGGCGGCTATCACAGCTGTTCAAAACATT